CCCTGCCGCCTCACTACGCCCATGACGGCCGCGAAAGATCGGCTGGGCGTTGAGGATGTCGGAGACGCCGACCAGCTCGGCGGTGTACGTCCACGCGCCGTCTTCGCCGAGCTCCTCGGTGTGGTGCTTGACGTAGAACGCCTCGCTGACACCCTCGGTCTCGATGATGACGCCGACCATCGTGTTGCGGCAGTTGGCCAGATGGTCGTTGGCCCAGTGACCCTCAGGGAGCTTCAGCTGCGCCGTCGGCGCGGCGTTGCGCGGCACCTGGCCGGTGACCTCGATGAAGTCGTTAGCGGTGCCGACCGGGTTCCAGAACGCGTCGGTGATGGTGACGTGGTAGTCGGTGTTCTCGTCCTCGAACGCCTCGGCCAGGCGGTCGACCGCCTCCGCGGCGCGCCAGGGCTGATGGGCGTCAAGATCCTCGGCCCAGCGGTCGAGCAGCTGATCGACCTCGACGGAGGAGATCACTGCGGCCACCGACGCAACGGGGTGCCCGACGCGATGATGCGCGAGTTGCTGTTACCGCCCGAGATCGACACCGCGACGTTGACCTCTTGCGCGGGCAGCCCCGACGGCTTCGCGGGGATCGGGCGCGTGAACCACCCTTCGAGCAGCTGGTGCAGGTTGCCCTGCGGCGGCACCACCCCGTAGGCCGAGGCGTTGGCCTGCAATGTCAGATTGTCGTGGCCCAGTGGCGCAAGGTCTTTCAGCTCGTCGAGCATCTCGCGGTGTTCGAGCAACTCCTCGGCGGTCGCCGGCACTTTCGTCGCGTCGAAGACGCGCTTGCCGCTGCCGTCGGAATTGAGCCGGACGATCTGATTGGGCAGCAGCGGCCCGAACTTGACCATCTGCGTCGAGCCCGGGCCCGCGGCGATCTCGAACGTGCCCGGCCCGTAGAGGGTGTACCGGTCCCAGCGCGGCACGGTGCCGATGTTCAGGCGCGGGATGACGCCCGACTGCGTGACCACGCTCGCGTCGCCGAGCGAGAAGAACGTCAGCGATGCTGGTGTACCCTGGCCGATCCACGCGGCCGACGCGTGACCACCGCACCCGCCGCCGCGGAAGCTCGCGCCCAACGGCGTGATCCCGGCGTCGTCGCGCGTCTTGAACGTGGTGATCGACGCCTTGACCCATCCGCGCTTCACGCGGAAGATCCGCGGGTCACCCTCGCCGTCGTTGGCGTCCGGGTCGCCGGCCTCGACGCGGATGTACTCGCCGGGCAGCGGCGGCGGGAAGATCGGCCACGTCTCGACGTGCGTCTCGTGGTAGTTGTTGAACGCGCTCAGCCGGATCGAGCCTCCGGTGACGCGGATCCGCGTGCCGTAGCCATTCCACGAGCCATCGGCGTGGCGGCCCATGCGCACCCAGCCGTCGTCGGCCGCGCCGAACTCCAACATCTTGCCGAGCTGAAACTCCAGCACCTGGTAGTCGGTCTCGGTCTCGCTGAACTCGCCGTCGTCGTACGGCCCAGCGACGAAAGTGCGTCCCTCGGTGCCGATCCGGCGATTCGGGTCATCGCGCCAGCGCAACTGACCTTGTGCCGCGAACACGTATCCGCCGCCCTGGCCGAAGTACCGGATCGGCCAGTTCGGTCCGAGATCGGTGTAGTAGTCGACCTCGAAGTCATCGCGCATCTCGTCATAGGCGAACCCGAACTGCGCGACGTCGTCGAGGCCGCGGAAGAAACCGCCGTCGATGCGCACGGCGATCGTGGTCTCAGCGGTGCACTCGTCGCCGCTGATCGCGACGGGTTCGCGCGGGGGCTTGAACCACCGCGCCGGGCCGTACCAGTAGCCGAACTCGGGCGTCCACCACGAGAAGGTGCCTGTCCGTTCAGGATCGAGTGACCCGAACAGCGTGTTGAGCATCTTGCGCAGCTCAATGCCGTTGCGCGCGTGCACAACGATCGGCAGCTTGATCTCGACGGCCTCGTTGACGACACCGAGGTTCCTGACGCCGTCCTCGTTCGCGCTCTGCTGGTCGATGAACCGCCACCCGGCGATGAGGTCTTCGGGCGGCGACTTCAGCTGCACACACTCCGGCGACAGACCCCAGTCGGGAATCGACGCACCACCGAACAGCTCCAACAGCACCGAGTCGTCCGGCGACCGCAACCGGATAACCGGGTGGCGGCCTTCAAGCAGATGGCGCGCACCCTGCGGCGTGAGCGGGTTGGCCGGGTAACGCTTGGCCGGGTAGGTGTCGGCGATCATCCCTGCCGTCCAGCCGGGCTGTAGACGTGCCACGCGATGTCACGACCGGTGCCGTCCTCGGTGGGCCGGTTGTTGTTGACGGTGATGTTCGTGTCGCCGCCCTTCATCGCGGCCAGACCCTGCTGCGCCGCGGCGCGCGGATCCTTGCTCGACGGCGTTGCGGGTGCGGCCTGGCCCGCCGTGTTCGGCAGCGCGGGCCGAGCGCCGGCGAATCCACCGGCGAGGCGGCCGAACCACGACTTGCCCAGGCTGCCCATCGGGTTGTCGCCGAGCGAGAGAGTTTCCATCAGGCCCGAGACGCCGATGCCGGCCACCTGGCCCAGGTAGGCGACGGTGCGGTTGGCGAGCTGAATGCCGATCTTGGCCGCAGCACCGGCACCCGGGGCGAGCGCGTCGAGTCCGGAGGTGGCCATCATCAGGGCGTCCATCGGCATGCCACCGAGGCCCTGGAATCCGCCGCCGCCGGCCGTCGGGTAGGCCATGCCGCCGGTGCTCAGCGGTGCCGCGCCCGGCATGCCGGTGCCGGGAAGCATGGAGCCCCCGCCGCCGAACGGCAGGCCGAGGATGCCGGGGCCGCCGGGAGCGCCAGGGCCTGCGGGGCCGCTGCTGCCGGGCACGAAGGTGTTCGGCCAGGCGCCCGGACCCTGCATTTTGAGCAGGTTCTCGGCGGTCATCGCCTGCTGGAACGGCGTCGCCAGATGCGCGGCCGGCGCGTACTGGGTGCCACCAGCGGCCTCCCAGCTCGACGGCGAGAACTGCAGCCCGCCCGAGTAGCCGTTACCGGTGTTGATCCCCCAGTTGCCCGAGGATTCCTTCTGCGCGATCGCGTTCCAGTCGGCAGACCACGGCGGCTGCAGCGCGGCCGGGCCCATGGCCGACGGGCCACCGAACATCAGCGGACCTGGCGCGGCACCCATCCGCATCCCGTGCGCGGCCCCCCCGCTGCCGTAACCGCCAGCCGCGGCCATCATGCCGATCAGGCCGCTGCCCTCGTCGGGCCGGCCGCCGGCGAGCGCCTGCAGCGCGGTGAGCAACGGAGCGAAGAACAGGTTGCCGACGAACTTCACCGCGTTCTCGGCCAGGCCGGGCAGGCCCTTGGAGATGCCGAAGTCCTGATCGAGCTGCGCGCCGAGCTGGCCGCCGATGCCGCTGAGGTCGGACTGCGCCGACGAGCCGAAGCTCTCGACCGCGACGTTCTGCACACCCGACTGGTACGGGTGAGCCCCCAGCGGCATGTAGTTGCCCGAGGCTGGTTCGCCGGGCCGCACCCGGGCGTGGATGTGGTCCATATGGTTCTGTGTCGGAGAACCGCGGTCGGCCATCGGCCGGATCTCGCCCGAGGGATCCCACTGGGCCTGACGCCACAGGTTGTATTGCAGACCAAAGGCTTCCGAGTTCTGCAGCAGCCACCGGTTGAGCTGATCGCCCAGCATCCGGTTGTTGCCGACCATGATGTCGAGCGCCTCACCGGAAGAATGCTCGCCGAAGGAGTCCCGACGGCCCACGTCGGCGTTGACCTGGACGCCCGGGAACATCTGCTGCAGAACACGTTGGAGCTGAGCCGCGTTCGGCGTCAGGCCTTCGGGCGTCTTGGCGCCGCGGCCACCGCCGCCGGTGCCGGCCGCGGCTGTGCGCTCCTGCAGATCGCGGCGGTACTGCTCACCCGGATCGAACCCCGATGTCAGGTGACCCGCCGCACCGTTCCACCAGTCGCCGGGGCGGCCGGACGGGAGGCCGAAGCCGCCGGGAGGAGCTCCCGGGATGCCGGCCGTCGCGCCAGCGGGGGGCGCGAAACTGCCACCGCCCCCGGAGAAGCCGCCAGCGTTGCCGCCTGAGCCGCCACCGAAGTCGGGAATCTGTGGGATGTCGGCGACGCCCGGAATTTTGTTGAAGAGCTCGATGCCCTCGCGGACCGGGTCGAACATCCTGTTGAGCGCGTCGCGCACCCTGTTGAAGGCTGCGACGCCCCATTCGCCGATCCGGCTGAAAAGGTCAGGCAGAGCAGACATGTCGCCCGACATGAGGCGGAAGACATCGACCAGTAGCCCGCCGCCCTCGACGAGCACGGGCATGATCTCGGCGAGCGTGTTGAAGCCGTCAACCAGCGTGGGCAGCAGCTCGGCGCCGACGGGTGCGAGCGCCATGAACGCCCGCCCGACGTCCCACGCGATCTGGCCGATCATGTTGAGCGCTTCCAGGCCCTGGCTGAGCCAGCGCTGCAGGTCGCCCGACGCGCGGGCTTCGGCGATGAACGTAGCGAACGACTGCGCGGCTTGCGCTGCGGCTGTCGCCAACTGAGGGAGCACACCGGAGCCGACAGCCATGATGTCGGCGAGCGCCTGGGTGAGCGGCGCGGCGGCCGGGGCCAGCTGCTGGAACGACGCGGCGACGTTGTTGAGGAACTCCTGAATCGCGCCCGAGGTGCCCGGGGTCATCAGCTGGCTGGTCACGCCGGCGAACATCTGATTGAACGCACTCGCCACACCGGTGGTCATCTGCTGGATCGCCGGGAGGAACGCGTTGGCCAACTGGTTCAGTTGCGGCCCGACGCCGTCGAAGAACGCGTCTTGCGTCGCGTTCTTCAGGTTGGTCAGCGCAGGCATCATGTTCTGGATCGACAGCATGAATTGCTGTGCGCTGGGCGCCAATTCACGCAGCGACTCGGCGAACTTCTCCGGGTCGCCCATGTTGGAGAATGCGTCATCGAGGCCGACCGTGGCCAGCTTGATCGTGCCGAACGCCGCGCCGATAGCGCCGATCGCGCCAGGCAGAAGCCACAGCGACTGCGCTGCCATTGCCGCCGCACCCGCGAGCTGCGTGAGGCCGACGGCCGCTGTGGCGATGACGACCGGGCCGCCAACCCTCCCCAGCGCTGCAATGCCTTGGCCGACCTCGATAAGGGTTCCCAGAAGGCCCTGCGAATTGCTCTGCAGCTTGCGCAGATTCTCCGCATGGTCGCGGTGCGCTTGGCCCGCCGACCGGGTGGCCGACAGTTCGGCACGCCGCGCTGTCGCCAAACGCTCGGACTGCTGAATGAGCTTGACCCGGTCCGTCTCCCCTGACCGCACCAGTGCGTCGTAGCGCTCCTGCTCAATCCGCACCCGCCCCGTTGCGTCGGCAACGCGACTGAACGACCGCTCCATGGCTACGGCCGATTTATCAGCCGCCTTCTGGGCTCGATCGAACCCGGCGCCGAGGTTGCGCTGCACTGTGTCACCAGTTGTGCGGCTGGCCTGATCCCAGTGCGAGTGCGCCTGGCGAGCGGCGGTGAGCGCTGAGCGCTCGTTGAGCCGGGTGACGACGTCGAGTTCCACCGCCATTGTCAGCTCACCGCCTTTCGCTGCTTGCGTGTCATCTCTTCGCGCGCCTTGTAGTGCCGTTCGCGCCGGAACCTCTCGCGCTCGCTCTGCGCGTGCTGCTGAGCCGGCGAGTAGATGAGCTCGGGCTCGTAGTCGCGGCCGTCGGCGCGCGAAAGCGCGATCTCATTGGCCGTGCGCGCCGCCACGTACTGGTCGATGCACCAGTCACCGCCGCGCAGCGCGGTCTTGAATGCCGATCGGTCGTCGAGGTGTTCGATCAGGTCGATCAGCTCGTTGCTCGACATCTCCCCGCGGTGCCATTCGCCGATGCAGCGGTGGTGAACCGCGGAGAGGTCGTAGCGGATCTCAGTCGGAAACTTCCGCCACGTCGGCAGAACCGCCCTCACTTTTGGGATCGGACTGCTCACGCTCCTGCACGCGACGCTGCAACTCCATGAACATTTTCACGAAGACGCTCGACTTACCCTTGGCTGCCTTGAATTTCGCGAACTGCTCATCACCAAGCAGAGCCTCGGTCAGCTGCACGTTCGCCGGCGGGGAGACCCGTTCACCGCCCTTCTCGTAGGGCATCTTGTAACCACCCGGGGCCGTGCGCTCGGGGTGAATGCGCCGGGTCACCTTGCCGTCGTCGTCGACGGTCTCTTCGGTGTAGCCGGGGATCGTCACGTCGGGGAAGCGGTCGCAGCTGTTGAGCATGTGCTGCACCGCGTCGAGGCGTTCCTGCTGATCGTCGTCGAGCTCCTCGTACACCGGGACGGGGAACTGCTCGCCGTTGGGCGCGACGTAGATGTCGTCGGCGAAAAAGCTGTCGTGCTCGACCGCTTGGTCGTGCGCGTCCTGCGGCGCCTGCTCGCGCTTGGCGGCGGCAGATTCGATGAGATCCATTCGGGGGCTGTCCTTTCGGGGGCGTGGGGGCGGCTGGGGGCATGCGAGACTCGCCGGACGCGCGCCGCCCCCAGGTGGCACACGTCCGGCGAGGGATCGAGGGTTAGGTGATGGTCACCGCGGCCGAGGGCTCCGAGGTCGTCGACTGGCCGCTCTGCGCCGTCGCGACGACACGGAACTGGGTCGAGCCCGCCGAAAGGCCGGTGAACTCCGCGGTGATCTGCGTGCTCGTCGCCGAGGTTTCGGTCGGCGCGCCCGCCGACTCCCACGCGCCCGCACCCACCTTTTTCTCGTAGGCGTAGGTGAAGTCGTCCGGCGGCGGGTCGTTCTGCAGCATCGGGATGACGAACACCACCGTGGCGGCACCCGCGGCGCCGGCTGTGGCCACCGGTGCGGCCGAGAACACCGGAGCGCCGCCGAGTCCACGCCAGCCCGCACCCTCGGGCACGATGTAGAACGGCGTGTCGGCGAACGGGCACGGCAGCGCGCCCCATGTCGTCGGCAGCTCGAACTGGTTCTTGCGCGAGGCCTGCGTTTTGCCCGTGTTCTTGCGGCCCACCCGCGGGAAGATCACGGCCAGGCGCTTGTCGCCGTCCTCCAGCAGCGCGATGATCTGGCGCTCGACGCGGGTCGGCTCCATCGGGGCGGCCGACACGTAGCCCACCGAGCCGATGTCGCGGACGTTGACCAGCGGCTTGTTGTGCCGCAGCCTCTCGGTGACGTCGTTGACCTCCTGGTAGGTCACCGACAGCTCGTCGTCCTGAGCGGTCTCGTTCCATCGCACCGCGCGGATCGACTGACCCGAGCGCACCGCCTGGGTGTCGAAGTCCGGGGAGAACTCCCAGCCGTCATCGTTGATCAGGCCCGGATCCCACCACTGGCCGCCGGGGAAGTCGGGATCGTGCAGATCGTCGCGGTAGAGCCCGTCACCGGCGAACGGGGTGAAGAAATCACGCCCCAGCTCGTCGTCGTGCACGGTGCCCATCACCGGGTCGCACAGGTTGGTCAGGCCGCCCATGTAGTCGCGGACCAGGGTGTTGGTGACGATGCCCTGGAAGATCGCGAGCGGGTTGGTGGAGATTCCGTGAGTGTTCTTCCACGGAACTCCGGTGCTTGGCAGGGTCATTCGGGTTTCCTTTCTCCAGAATTGCCCTGCACCCGTAAAGGCAAGGCGGGCAACGAAAAACCCCGGCACCGGTGGCCGGGGTCGAATGTGGGTTGGACTAGGTGAGACGTCCGGTGATCGCGTAGCGACCGATGAACCGGGTGAGGTCGTCGCTGTACCACGACTCGTGGGGGCGCAGCGACTGCACGACCTCGTCGAAGTACGCGATCCGGCCGTCGGCGAGCGTGATGCGCTCCTGCGCAGCCAGCGGCGGGCCGAGCGACAGGATCAGGTCGTCGGCGGCGAAGGCGTACCGCTTGGCCTCCCAGTAGTCGGGGTGGAAGGTGTGCACCGAGTAGATGCCGCGATCGCTGATCTTGGTGTTCACGCCCGACGCGGCGTCGGTGACCATGAACCACGGAACCGTCTCCCCCGATGGGCGCCGGTAGTCGGCGGTCCCGTCGAGCGCGTCGAGCACGGTGATCAGCGCCTCGACGCCATCAGGCGCCGAGCGGCCCAGCGTCATCAGTCGGCCTCGATCAGTTCCTCGGTGCCGCCGTAATGCGCCGCGGTGCGGGCGCGTACGGCGAACTCCGGCGACGAACCACCTTGTCCGCGCGGCCCGTTCTGGCCGGTGCCGTTCTCGATCATGTTCGCCTTCGGGTCGTCGTTCTTCACCCGCCAGGCCGGCATGCCGTTCACGGTGCGCTGACGGTCCTCGACGTGCCACGCGCCGGCGTAGCGGCCCTCGTCGACCGGCGAGTAGTCCACCGCGGTGTCCTTGACCCGCTCGGCGAACTCGCGGCCGCGAACCTTCACCTCGTTCTGCTGCTTGGCCTGCACGAGGATCTCGCGCTCGATCTCGGTGAGCGAGACGTTGAACTCGACGGATGCCGACATCGCTACCCCTGCTCCCACTTCGCGGTGCACCACACCTGCACGGCCTCACCGTCCACGCGCTCGACGACGGCCGGGCCCTGCATCTCGTAGACCCGGGCGTTGAACTCGATCGCGTCCTTGGGCAACATGCCCGCGGCGTCGTCGTCGACCGGCAGGAACACCCACGCGATCTCCGCGTTGACCGTCGCGAGGTCGAGATTCTCTACGGGGCGCTGGATCTCGACGTGGCAGCCGGTCTTGGTGAGGCGCTGATCGTCGGCCGCCGGCGGATCGGTCGGCAGCCGCCGCGTGGTCCGCTCGGGCCGCTTGAGCAGCACCACGGTGTCGCCGCCGGGTGTGTCCCACCACATCAGTAATCACACTTCGGGAAGTGGCCACGGGGTGCGGCCCGCAACGAGATCCCGAGCATACGGCGGTGCCGATCGGTGATGAACTTCTCGATCACGCCACGGTCGAGGGTGTATGAGCGCGAGCTGTGCGCCGTGCGCTTCTCGGCCTGCGAGAACGGGCCGAGGTCGCCGTACATCAGCGTGTCGCGCGCCACTTCGAACGAGACGACCCGCGCGGCTTGATCGTCGTCGGCCAGGTCCGGCTTGCGCTCCCGGATCCAGTCGGCGACGAGATCGAGCAGCGCCGTCGCCACCGGGTCAGACGACCAGTCGGGTCGCTTGGCCCAGGTGGCGAACGTCGCTACATCGAGAAAGGCTGCCATCAGCCCTCGGCGTCACCCTCGGTGCGTGGGCGAGCCTTCGGGCGTTCGGCCGGCGCCGGTGCCGCCTTGACGCGACCGGCCTCGACCAACGGTGCCGCGGCCTTGTCGTCGAGCTCGACCACGGTGCCCGGCCGCGAAAAATGCTTCACGGCAGCGTTCTTGCCCTCGCCGACAGTGACGGCGATCGGCTTGACCACGGTGTACTTGGCCATCTCAGTCCTCCGATCCGGCGTCGGGATCGTCCTCGACGGCGTTGATCAGCGCCCAGAGGTCGTCCTTGTTCATCCGCTTGAGCTCGGCCTCGGAGTACTCGCTGCCGTCGTCCTTGACGACGTTGGCCAGCACCCACGCGATGAGGACGTCCTTGGTGGCGTCGGCGTCCGGCTTGCTGCCGTCGGTACCGCCGAGCTCCTCGGTCGATTCCGCTGCCGCGGAACCGATCTCCTCCACCAGGCCGCTGGACACGAAGTGCTCGGCCTGCTCGTCGGACAGCCACGCGATGCGGTCACCCTCGTAGCGATGTTGGTTCTTGCCCTCCTGGTCCTTGGCGATGACACAGGGGGCGATCACCAGGTAGCTCATGCCGACACCCCGGTGATCTTCCAAGCCGCACGCGGCTCGGTGACGACCGGCACGGTGATACGCCGAGCGCGCACGCGCCAGCGATCGTTGTCGTCGTCACGGATCGTCTTGACCTGCGTCATGCCGACCGGACGCCCGCCCGGGCCGGTGGCCCGCACGTAGCCGGGAGCCGGCAGCAGCTCGTCGACGAATTCGCCGAGGCGGCTGGAGTCGAGCACCATGGCTGAGTTGGTGATCGGCGCGACGGGGCTGGTGACCCACGTCAGGCCGCCAGTGCGCTTGACGTACGGGCTGTTCAGGCCCGCCTGGACCGGCGAGTTGTTGATGCCCGCCGTCTCGCGTGAGAACAGCGCCATCAGCTTCTCGTCGGACGCCACCGCGGCGAACACGTCGAGGTCGACCCAGATGGTGTCGGGCATGAGGCCGATCTTGAGCTTCTGCAGCTGAGCCACGGCCTTGAGCACGTCGCGCAGGATGTTCGGCGTGCCGGACGTCCACACCGCCGCGGCTGCGGTGCTCTGGGTGACCTGCGAGTTGATCGCCGACATCGCGATGCCGTCGATCTTCAGGACGCTGGAGTTGACCAGCTTGACCAGGGCCCGGCGAACCGGGTTGTTGCGGCGGCGGTTCACCGATTCGTCGGTGATCTCCGCGTCCTGGCCCCACTTGACCGTGCTCGCGAGCTGCAGCTCGCCCGCGCTGATCGGGGTGAGCGGGTACTCACCGCCAGGCGCGATCGCCCGCGGCTCTCGGTCGGCGTAGATGTCCTCGTCCTGCTCGTACTCCACCGCGCCGGACTCGGTGTAGGACTGGCCGGTCAGCAGCTTGTCGCTGACGAGCTGCTCCTGCTCGATGGTGCGCATCGCGCGCGCCACCAGCGGGGTGTCCTTGAGGAACCGGTTGGTCGAGATGATGTCGCCCGAGATGGTGGGCGGTCCCGGGGGGTAGGTCTCACTTGCCATTTGCGTTGTCTCGCTTTCTGTTTACCGGGCCGCCCGCGTCAGCGGAACGTCTTGGCGATGACCTTGTTGGATGCGGCGTCGGCCAGTGCGAGGCCGATGATGGTGCCCGCGGCGGGCTCTGCGCCGGCAGCCGCGACAGCGCCGCTGGCAGCGGTGACGAGCAGATCACCCTCGCCGACGGTGCCGGTGCTGGTCAGCTCGTGAACGGCGGGGCCGATCACGACGACCTTTTCACCGCTGGCAGCGTCGGTCGCAGCGATGCCGGCGAAGGCGGCGCTTGCACCGGCCGACGGCGCGACGGTCTGCTGACCGGAGACCACCAGGGCCTGACCGGCGGTGATGGCCGCCGACGCCGTGAGGGTGACCTCGACGCCGGGCTTGAAGATGGGGGTGTAATCGGCCATCTCAGAGGTCCTTTCCGTACTCGACGCCCGTCACCATGGCGAACATCTCGGTCTTGTCCTTGTCTTCGGGCGAGTTCTCCGAGCTCACCCCGTGGCCGATCTCTTCGACCGGCATGCGGTTCTCGGGCAGCGTGGCCAGCAGCGCGAGGGCCTGGTCGCGACCGTCGCCGTCGAGAGACTCGCGCCAGGTCTTGGCGTTGGCCGGGCTGATCTTGCCCTTGGAGACCGCCTCGGCGATCACCGCGTCGTTGGCCTCACGCACCTGCTGGGCGCGGGCCTCGGCGCCGGCGGTGGCGTCGGCGACCAGCTTGTCGCGAACGTCCTTGTCCATCACGGTCAGACCGAACTTTTCGGCCGCCTTGGTGATGTCCTCGGCGCTCGGCTCAGCGTTGTTGACGACCGTCGTCGGCCGCTCGGCGAGCTTGTTGATCGCCTCTTCGATCGCGCTGTCGTCGGCGTCGGCGTCAAGGCCGAGCTTCTGGAGCGCGCTTTCACTCAGGGCCACGGTGGGCTCCTTTCCTTTCTCGGCCTCGGGCTCGTCACCCTGAGGGGTCCCGTTGTGCGCCTGCGGCTTCCGCGGCGCTGGCGCATGGTCACGCCCGGCATGGTTGAACACGGACAGGTCGAAGCTGTTCTTCGTCCCCGACTTCGCGGCGGTCTTGCGCTTGGGGGCCTTGAGCACGCGATCGGCGATGCCCGCGTCGACTGCCTCCTGCGCCGACCACCACGTCTCGTCGGTGAGCACCTGCAGCCACTCCTCGACGGTGCCGCCGGCCTTCTCGGCGAAGATCGAGGCGATGTTGTTGCCGATCTGATCGAGGCGATCCGCCGTCTTACGCATGTCGTTGGCGTCACCGATCGACAGCACCCACGGCAGGTGGGCCATGATCTCGGCGTTCTCGGCGACGACCAGCTCATCGCTGGCGCCGACGGCGATGAACCCGGCGGCCGATGCAGCGATGCTGTCGACGGTGGTCACCACCTTGGCGTTGTGCTGACGCAGCGTGTTCATGATCGCGACGGCCTCGTAGACGTTTCCGCCGCGGCTGTGCACGTGCAGGTCGATGGTTTCGATGTCGTCGCCGAGCGCCTTGAGCTCGTTGCGGAAGTCGGCCGCGTTGACGCCGAAGAACGGGATGATGTCGTCGTAGATCTCGACCTGTGCGGTCTTGGGATCGTCGGCCTTGTTCTGCACCGAATACCACTGGCGCGGTTCGGCATCCTCGGTCTGGTACCAGTCAGTCACGTTCATCGAACAAGCTCCTCTGCGCGTTTTTGGGATGCTCGCGGCGCTGGCGGGCTCGTGCCGCGGCGTTGCGTGTCTGCGGCGCTGCCGGCGCCTCGGGCGCGCCTTCGGAGTCGCCTTCCGAATCGCGTGCGGTGTCGGGGTCTGCCGAGGGCAGTCCGCTGTTGGAGCGCAGGAACTGCTCAAGCCGGTCGTCGGGGGTGAGTAGTCCAGCCGCGACGAGCATCTGCAGCGCCGCGGCGGCCAGATCCTGGCCGATCTCGTCGAACACCAGCAGGGGGGCCGGCGCGTCGGGGCCGAAATTCCAGTCGATAATGTCCTCGACGATGTGGGCCTGGGCGACGTCGCGCAGATCCTCGGCGGTCGTCTGCACCGAATCGGTGAACGTGGACGCCTGCACGCTGGCCAGTGCGTAACTGCCGCCCTTGCCTTCGAGATTCAGGTAGTGCGCCAGCGCGACGAGGGCCATCTGATGGTCGTGATACTCGATCGCCCGCCGGGGGTCGATTGGGGTGCCGGTCGGCGACATGATGCCGGCCTCTTCGCCCTCGGTCAGCGCGAGACCGGCCGACTCGCCACCGCTGTACGACGAGGCGATGTCGAGCAGCTCGCCCATGCGGCCTTCGTCTTCGGAGTCGGCTTCGTTGCCCTTGATCCACGGAACACCGATGCCGTGGCGTCGGATCGCGGCGGCCTCGATGCGAATCAGCTCGTCCTTGAGCTTCCAGTTCTTGAAAGCCGGTCGCAGGAGACTGTTTCCGGTCCACACGCCCGGGTCCATGTCGTGGGTGTAGACCGCCAGGCGGTCGACCGGGATGGGCTGACCCATGCCGTTCATGCCCATCATCAGCATGCCGGGCGCGGCGAATGTGCCAGGCGGCCACTGCTGAATCGACACCAGACCGCCGTCGCGGTCGACGTTGAAGTACGAGATCGTCGACTGCGGGCGCGGAGCCAGCTTGTGCAGGTAGGCCCACTCCCCCTCGGGACGGTAGATCGTCTCGAACACCGCGTGGCCGTACTGCAGGCATTTCAACGCCTCGCGCAGATGCTGCCGCCACGAGAACCGGCCCTTGGTCCGGCCCGTCGGTACGTCGTCGGAGTCACCCTCGATCGGCAGGCCGAGGCTGCGGGCCACCACCTCAGTGGCGGCGTCGCTCGCGCCGTTCTGCCGGATCCGCCACGTCGTCCGACGGATCGGTAGCTCGATAGCACGCAGCACCGACGAGATCCGCGCCTCTTCGCGCACCATCCGGCTGTACGTCCACACCGAGTTCGGCCACGTCAGCTCCGGGTGGGTCTCGAATTGATCAATCGGAGCGCCCCAGCCGGATAGGCTGCCGGCAATCGGGTTGACGTAGCCCTTCTCGGTGCGAGGAGCGACGGTCTTGGGTGCCACGGCGCTCCTCTCGTCAGAAAGCGGCGGTCATCGGGTCAAAGTCGGGTTTCGGGCGGCGCTTCGGACGGGCTTGCGTCGGTGCGCGTCGGGCACCGGTGCGCGGAGCGACGGTCTTGCGCTTGGGCCTCGTGCCGAACTTGCGAAGTGCCCAGTGCGCCAGCGACACCGCAATGAGCGGACCCGCCACGCCGGCGTCGTCCTCGGCCCAGGCCGCGTCGCCGCCGGGCAGCTCACGCAGCGACGCGCTGATGACCGAGTCGTTGAGGATCTCCTGATCGGCCTGCGACAGCTTCGCGTCCAGGGCGTCGCTCAGGAATCCGTCGCACGCCGCGGCGGCCTCCGGCGCACCGGTCTGCACCGGCTCGATGCCGGCGGCCATCAGCAGCGGCACCAGCACGTTGGCCGGGTTCTTCCGGTCGATCACCAGCGCGACCGGATTCCACTCTGCCACCTTGGCGATCAGGTACTCGGCGATCTGGTGATGCGAGCCCGTGCGCAACGGGCCCACCTCGACGTGCACGCGGCCCTCGGGTGTCATCTGCGCCGAAGCGATCGACCACACCTTGCGGTTGCGCGAACGGTGCACCGCGATGGTGCGCGAGCCGGTCAGCCGCACCGCCGGCCGCCCGTCGGCCCCGCGCGCTGCTTTCATGCTCTCCCAGACGTCTTCGGGAATCGGCGAGCCGATCTCGTCCTCGTCGGGCGGGTAGTCGCCCCAGCCGAGGTAGTCCGCGTCGAAGATCGCCCGCTTGGCCACCGTCTTGGCCTTCGCACGCTTCGAGCGGATCTCACGCTCATTGGTGGCCACGCCGTACGAGGGCTGCGCCAGCGCCCAGGCCTGCGGGTCGTCGCGTGACATGTCCCGCGGCGCGGCGTAGAGCGCGTAGTACAGATCCGGCGCCTGACGGTGGCCCATCCGATGCAGGTCGGCGAGGCTCTGACACTTCGGGTGCGCGTCGGCCACCGGCGGCGTGCTGATATAGATCGTCTGCGGGTTCTTCGCCGCCGACTGCGCACCGGTGAGGTTGTTCTCCTCGTCGGCGTCGACGTCGTAGGCCTCGTCGATGATCAGCAGGTCGATCTCGGTGTAGCCACGACCGAAGTCCTGTGAGCGCGGGCCGAACTCGATCTCCGCACCGTTGAGCAGCCGGATCACGCAGCGGTTGCCGGCCTTCGAGGGCTTCTCGGCCAGCTGCCGCTTAAGCATCGGCACCCGGTTGATCACGGCCACCACGCGCTTGAACACGTCGTAGGCCGTCGACCAACGCTGCGCGGTGTAGATCACACGCTTGGACTGCAGCACGAACATGTGGAACAGGATCAGCAGCACGATCAGCAGCGTCTTGCCCTGCTGGCGCGTCCACTCGATGCACACGTCGCGGTGCGTCCACAGCGAGACCGGCTCCCGGCCTTCGCGTTCGGCGTCCTCGAGTTCCTCGGCCGTCGGCGGCTGCACCGAGAGGATGCCCTGCAGCGAGCGCCACTGCCACGGCATCGGCCGCAGTCCGACATCGAAGCCGAAGCGGCCGCAGCGATCCGCCTGGGTGTGCTCGTCGCCGTCGTGCTTGGACTCGAACTCAGGGAACTGGCGGCCCTTCAGTCGCGGCCACGACCCGACCCACTCGGGCCACTGCGGACGCTCGCGCTTGCGGGTCGGCGGACGCTTCGGAGTCGGGGTGGCCTTCTTGGGCGTCGGCGCCGTGCGCGGCTTAGTACTTCTTGGCCGGGTCGTCGTCGTCATCGGGATCGATCGGCAGGTCGGCGCGCTGCTTGTAGATCTCGGAGAGCAACTGGCGCATCTCGGTGCTGATCTCCTTGCGGCGCTTGATCGGATCGTCGATCATCACGGCGACAACCTGCGGGCCGAGCTTGAGGCTCACCCACTCCTTGAGCTCGCCCGAGGTCAGCCGGCGAAGCTTCTCGTTGATGTCGGCCAGGTCGGCGAGCTGCTCGATCAGTAGCCGCAGCGAGAACGTGTCGCGCTCGTCGCTGAGCTCGTCGAATACGCGCTGACCGGCGGTTTTCGGGGGCGCGGGGGTGGCCTTTTTCGCCGGTGTGCGCTTTGCCGGTTTGCTGGTCGAGTTTGCTGGACGGGCCGCCATCAGGCCGCCCAGCCAGCAAACGGTCGGCTCGAAAAAAAATCCCCTGACGGCCCCCCCGGGTCAGGAACCCCCACCCCCAGCAAACTTTTTGAGGGGGGGTAGCCCTGGCGGCATCGTAGCAGGTCAGCGCGTTGCAGGCGTTCGCTGGTCGTCATTCGTCCACATGCGCCTGCGCGTTTCCCCAGGTCGCGCGCCGCCATCACCAGTCCATCGCCACCGAGTCGGGTTTGCTGGCTGCAGCGGGCAGTTTGCTGGCGTGACCGTCCCGATACCACTGCTTGGCCGCCTGGCCGATGCGCCATGGTCGCTCCTGTCGGCATCGTTCGAGCACCACCGCTTGGCCCGGGTCGATGGTGATGACCTGCGCACCGTGGTCGAGGTAGTGCTGCACCAGCCGTGCGCTGGGTGTGGAGTGGATGACGTACACGTCGTGCTCGTCGGCCAGCGTGAGTGCGGTGTCTATGGCCGCCTGCCGTGCTGCCTTGGTCACGGCCTTGACGTGCACGGGGTGGTCGTGTGGTGCGCCGCCTGCGGGCGTGAGGGCCGAGGCCAGCGCGTCGTAGTCGATGGTGATGTCACCGTGCTGAGCATGCTCACGCACCCAGGTGGACTTGCCCGCCGCAGGTGGGCCGGTGACGAGGTAGAGCGTCACCAGTCCATCGCCAGCTCGGCGTCAGCGTCCACACTAGGCACCGATGCAGCGGCGCCGATACGACCCATATCGCGCATGCGCTGCAGCCACTCTCGCGGGTGGCATCCGATCACCGTGGGTCGCACGTCGTCGTAGCGGCCATCTTGGCGCTGCGAGTTGCAGGTGCCGTGGAGCAGGCGATCGGCAAGCTTTCCGCCGGCCACGCGCGGCACGCTGTGGTCACCGGCGAGCGTCTTACGGTCCCAGTTGCGCAGGCGATCCTTGAACATCGGTAGTCCGCACCACCAGCACAGTGAGCCGTCGATCAGCTTGCGCAGCAGCCGCGCTACGGCCTGCTGGTGCTCCCAGCCGAGACCCTTCTCGGTGGTGGTCTTACGCGCTGCTCGACGGGTCGGCATCTCAGGCCGAGCGATCCTTCACGTTGTGCGTGAACAGGTCGTTCCGTTTGGCTATCGCCGCTGCCTCAGCCTCGGCGAAGGTGTCGAACGAGCCGCCGTAATACTGTCGGCCGAAGTGCCCGACGAAGACCGTCCACTTCTGCAGTGGTGCGCTCCAATAGACCCCACGGGCACCCGATGTGTTATCCGATCGAAGTCCAGAGGGGTTCTCCGCGTTCTGCTTCCACGTTGCAAGGCGTAGATGTGCAGGCCTGACGCACCGCCGCACGTGGCAGATGTGATCCAGAGCAAGCCCGTCGGGGATCGGACCAACCGACCACTCGTACGAGAGTCGGTGAGCAAGTATGCGCTCATCACCAATGGCGAAGTGGCCGTACCCGTCGGTTAGGGCACCTGTCCAGAGCCAACAGGCGTCGGTCTTCTCTACCTTCTCCCAGAACCGCTCGTCGGCTGGCCGCGATTGCGGTCGGATCGGCCGCTGGGCATCGACGCTGCCGTACTTCTTCAGTCGAAGAGCATGCGCCTGGCACAGACCGCGCGCCTTGTGCTTACGTCCACATCCCTCAATCGAGCACGTACGCTTTGCCACAGCCGACCTCCCACGTCGGTCAGGCCCGAGTTTGGTGTTGGTAGCACCCGCTCGGGCCGCTTTCACTTGATGTAAACGCGAACTCGGTAGCCGGTGATCTTCTCCAGCGTCTTGGCCATGGCCAGCGTCAGCGCCTCGCGCACGTCGCTGGGCAGGTTCGCGAAGCCGGCGCCATGGTCGAGCTCGGGCATGTTCGGCGTCGGGTTCCAGTCCTCGACCTCGCCGTCGAACAGCTCCTGGTGGTCGACCTCGACGCGTAGGTGGGCCATCAGTTCTCGACCCTGCTCAGCCGGTACATCTGCCCACCACTGCCGATGAGCGTCGACCGCAGGGTCTCGATGCCGTCGGCGCCAAGGTCGACCTGGTCGTCGATCAGCACGATGTCGGCAGTGAGCCCACGTCCGGCGCCCTGCTTGATGGCGCGTGGCGAGATCAGCGCCACTGGCCTCTTGTCGAAGCCGAGTTCGCATGAGAGTTGCATCGCCCGGGCGATGTTGTGAGCGGCGATGATGGCGCGCACGGCCTCTCGCTTCTCGTGTGACCTGCTCATCGCCTCGCCTTGCAGTCATGCCCCGGCGCGGTCTCGCACGGCACGATGGGCTCGTCGGTGTTGAAGTCGCGGAACATGATCCGGTAGGCGGGTTCGCCGCAGACGGTCCGGCACTGCTTGATCTCGTTGCGCTTGCCCTCGTTGGCGGTGGCCGCCGCGCGCAGATCGGCCATTTCAGCCTTGGGCGTGAACGACTCGTAGCCCAGAGTGTCGGCCAGATGTGAGAGCGCTTCGAGGAAGTGCTTGGCGATGTCGGGGCTGGGCATACCCATGTCCTCGGCCAGCTCCTGGACCATCGCCTCGGGCAGCGTGGCGGTCTGGAACACCGACAGATGCATCGGGAACGGCGGGGTGTCGACGTCGCCTGGGTGTACAAGCGTGGCGAGACCGGGCGCGATGCGCTCGATCGCCTCGGCGTACTGACCAGTCATCGGCCGAGCAACGCGTTCCACAGGCGGCGCCAGTACGACGGCCGCGGTGGCGCCATGCTCGGCAACTGAGGTCGACGACCCGCCAATCCGCTGGCCAGCTTCGCCTCCCACGTTTGCGGTGTGCGCACGGTGCGCGTGTAGGTCACGTACGGACCGGCGTCGACCTTCGCGGCGAGCCGCAGTAGCGCACGGCCGATGCTGTTGCGTGTGGTCACGGTTGCACCTCGGGGTGCGCCACGCGCAGGTGCTCCGCGATGCGCTCGCGGCCCTCGTCTGCGATCTCGGCGCTGACGTTGACGTCGATCGGCGCGCGCTGAGAGAGGCGGCTGACTGTCTCGATTTCGATTTCGACCGGGATCGAGAGCTCGCCCGGGCATAGCGGGCAGTTAACTGAGACGGATACGGGCATGACGGAGCTCCTGGGGGTGAGCAGTTGAGACGACGAACGCCCCGGGCCGAGGGGCTCACGGGGCGTTTTTGGGAATGCGCCGCTACAGAAATCGCGGCAACGATCGTCAGCATATACCACGGATAGTGGCACTGACCGGCGACGACTACCAGATGGCGTGTCATCGCCCCGCCCTCGTCCGCTTGCGCTCACCCCGCGGCAACCGCTTCTGGCTGCGCCGCTGCTCGACGTCGCCCCACTTGTAGAGCGGCTTGTCGTCCTCGCTGTGCCGATTCACCCAGTGGCTCTTGCCATCTGCGGCGAGGTATCCGCGAATCGGAATGACGCCCGTGGCCCGCCAGTCGCGCAGTGTGCGCTCATGGACCCGCCAGCCATCGGGCTGGCGCTTGTTGGTTTCGAGCACCTGGTCCCACGTGATCAGCGCCTTGCGCGCGTCGCTCTGCCCCTGGGCGCGCACGGTGTCGCAGCGGCGCACGGTGCGGCATTTCGGGCATCGCACCTCGATGGCATCCTCGGGGGCCCGCAGCGCGTAGTCGCACGTCCGGCTGCCATCGACCTGAGTGATGCACAGGCCGAGCAGCTCGTAGCGCACCGGGCGGTCGATCGTGCGCTTGATCGCCCGCACCAGCGCGTCGATCTCTGCGCGCCACTGGCCGGCGGCCTCGTCGCACGAGATCGCGTGCACGTTGCACGCCAGCCAGTCAGCCGCCTCGGGCATGGATACCACCCACGGGCTGATGGACGCGCGCCGCCAGCCGGGCATGAGTGGCCCCACCATGTCGGCCGGCACCACGCGGAACGCCCGCATGACGTCGATTCCGCGGTGCTCACACAGATCGCGCACCTGTGTGCTCAGGGTGTTGCGTGCCTGCGCGAGCAGCTGGGACGCGCGGCCCTGCGGTGAGAGCACGGGCTCGTCGGTTTCCTCGCCGGTCTTCTTGTCCCTGACCATCTTTCCGACGTCGGGCAGGTACGGCACGGGCATCTCGTCGCCCTTTTTGCGGTGCCCGCCGTTGGCGTTGAGTTTGGTCAGCTTGAGCACGACATCGGCCAGGTTGTCCAGCAGTCCCGCGGTGGGTCGCCCGTTGACCTCGGGGCCGTGGGCGAGGCTGTGCAGCTGGGCGCGCAGCTCCTCGACGCATCGCGGGCAGATGTAGAGATCCGTTGGGGCCGAACATGATTGGCACTGACTCTGACTCACGAGTTGGCGACCTCCAGGAGCACATCGGCGTGGCAGGGAGACGAGAGTGGGCACCAGCAGGCGAGATCGCGGCCGCGGAGCTTGTCAATGATGAGCGTGGGGTGCATACGGGCGAAGCCGGTGATGAAGCTGCTGTGCGGGTTGGTCAGCCAATCGCGGTAGAGCTCCACGGCGTGGGCCGGACCTGCTACCTCGATCTGCTGGACGATGCCGAAGTATCGACGGTCGGCTATCGCTCCGATGACGAACGGGTTACCGAAGATGGTCGGCCGCCCAACGTAGATCGCGCCCTCGGGCATCCGCCAGCCCTTGGTGCGCTTGCGCTGGATCCGCTGAGGCATCAGTCCGGCCACCTTCCGAGATAGATGGGCGCGTTGTTGTGGCGGGTCGGTGGGTCGGCCCAGTGGGCGGCTTCGAGTTCCCATGTCCAGCTGCGGCCGCGGTAGTCGAGACGCTGGAACATCCGCAGGTGCGCGGTTTCGGTGATGTCGCCGTGCTCATCGGGTGCAGGGACCGCGGTGATGGTGTAGAACCGGTCGCCGATCGTGCGCTTGCCGCCTTCTTTGAGCACGTCGTGGACCCAATCCCGGCCCGCGAGGATCAACGGCGCGGGGTTGTCGACGTCGAAGCTCGGGATGCGTCCGTAGGCACACTCCCAGTAGTGCTCGTGCCCGTTGTGCGGTTCCCATGAGTATTTCGGTACGCCGCAGTCGCAGTCGCCGACGACGACGTGACGGATCTCGACGCTCACACCCGAACCCCCTTCGGCCAGTGCATATCCACCAACGCCTCCACGTGCCGCCTCCTGGGCTCGAAGTGCAGCGGCTCGCCGTACTGCCGCGCCCCGATCTCGGCGAGTGTGAGCGCGTCGGCGATGTCGTCGTTGCGTATCCGCGAGCGCCACGGATGCCAGGTCTCGCGCACGGCCGCAGTGACGGCTTTCTTGTCCGAGTTGCCGTTGCCCGTGGCCCACTTCGCGCGTGACCGGGGGTTGATGACGGCGATTGGAATGCGCCGGGTAGCAAGCGCGCTGTAGAGGCCCCACCACAGCCCTGCCCGGTCGTGCGCGCTGGGCATATTGAGCTGCCAGGCGGGTTCCTCGATGCACACAAGGTCGATGCGCTTCCAATCGGCCGGCACCAGTTCCTCCGGTGTCTGCACGGGTGCGGTGGGTAGCGCGATCGCGTTGATGATGGCGCGGCACTGGCTGACGATCCGGCGTGAGCGGTGCTCGAAGCTCTTGCCCTGCGAGGTGTGGCCGAGCGAGGTCAGTAACACGGGGTGACCGTCGCGCAGGATCGCGATACCCGCTGATGTGAGCGAGGGGTCCAGGCCGACGATGATCACGGCTTCACCACCCGCAAATGCCGATCGGGCTTGTGCTCCTGGGTGTATCGCGGGCAGACCTTGTGATGCTCGCGCAGTGTGTCGAGGACGCGTTCACCGAGCCAGCGGTAGACCACATCCTTGGGCGTGTATCCGTTGGCGCCCTGGGGTCGATCGCCCTCGACCGTGAGCATGCGGCCGCAGTCGTAGTTGCACATGACCTCGAGGTAGATCGCCATCAGAAGCACTCCCCGCTGTGCACCAACCTGCACGCCGTGCACACCTCGTCGGGATCGTCCTCACGCGCGGGCTCGGTCTCGCACGCGACGTGCACCAGGTCGTCGTCGGCGTAGGTGGCCTGCTCGCCGGGTTCGATTCGGTCGTCGCACTCGGCGCAGCGGCCCTGGTACTTCGCCTCGAAGCTCACCGCGCACCGCCCACGTACTCACCAGTCGTCGGGCGAGTGCACCCCACCGCGACGTCGTACGACCCGCACGCGCCGCATTCCCAGCCCCAGTCGGTGTCGACGACCGCACCACGGCGGCACATCGGACACTGGCGGTCGGCAGCGTCGATGAACTCGGCGACGGCGTATTCGAAGGTGGTACACGCGACCCCGAGTGGCCCGCCTGGCGCCGTGAATCCGTCGGGGTAGTCCATGGCCCAGGGGAATCCGGGCGCGTCGGTCTTGTGGATCCGGAACCTGTCGCTCACCGCGCACCACCCCCGCCGAACGCCTCCGTGATCGCGTCCACGTACGACCGCAGCGACAGGTGCTCGTCGATCGCAATGTGGTCCAGGCACACCGCATAGCCGCGCACCACGGTCGCCACGCGGACATCCCGGTGCCCGAGCGCGACGCACACGCAGCAGCGGACGGGGTTGAGCTCGTTGACGTCGAGGCCGTCGAGCATTGAGGCCAGGTTGGGGAACTTCATCGCCGCCCCCACGCACTCCGGCGCAGCCGCCGGCGCCAGCGGGCGTACAGCATCAGGTCGAGGTTCATCAGCAGCCTCCGAGGTGGATCACGCGCGCGGGCAGGGGGATGTCTGGGGTGGTGTGCGGCACCTCGGACTCGACGGTGAACCACTCGCCATAGAGGTCCGCGAGGTGGTGGCTGGCATTGCGCTGCCACGCTTCGCCACCGCGGTCGAGCACCACCGAGCGGTCAGGCAGCGCGATCAGTTCATCGGCGGTGTGGATTCTTGCGCTCGGCTCACCCGCCAGCGCCCCCGCGATCGCCACCAGCGCCGTCGTCTGCGCCGCCTGGTAGCCGCCCTTCGCGAGTTCTTCGGCTGCGCGGTGCGCGAGTGCCCGGGGGTCGGTTTCGGGCTTCTGGGGGCTCATGGGCGGGCCATCCGGTCGATCGCAACGGCTAGCAGGTCGGCGAGGAACGCTACATGCACATCCGGCGGCATCACGGTCCCGTCGTTGAGCTTCGGGTCGGCGAGGAGCCCACTGGCGGTGACGAGATCGACCATTGGGTCCATGCCCGCGCTCTGCGAGCCTGCGCGGTAGAGCTGCACGAGCGTGTCGAGGTTGTCGCGCACCTGGGCGTAGTGCTGGTCAGCCTGCGCGATAGGGTCCGCGTTCACGCGCTCGCTCCCCTCGCCCGCTGCGCCTTGCGCTGCCGGATCCTGTCCAGCTCGGCGCGCATCAGTCCGCGGCCGTGCGCCGACTCGGTCGCGTGGTCGATGTGGTCGCAGACGGTGCCGCCGCGGTAGCCGTCGTCGTCGCAGAGGCCGCAGTTGACGATGACCAACGGGTCGAGGTGGACCGGGTCGTCAGCTTCGTTGAGGTTGACGGTGCCGTCGGGGTTGAGATGCTCAGTCACGGCTCAGGCTCCAATCGTGTTTCGCGCAGCGGCGTGCGTCGCCGTCGTCGGGATACGGGATCTCCCAGCCGTGTTCGTCGCAGGCGTCGCAGTCGGCGATCTCGGCCAGGAACTCGCGTCGGGTCGCTTCGCGTGCTGCGTGCAGCGATCGCTCCAGTGCCTCGGCGGCCTTGCGCGCCTCGGCGCATCGGCCACAGGGCGGCGGGCTTGGGTCGTCGATGTGATCGAGGCAGCGAGGGGGTTGGGGGGCGTTCGGGTCGGACGCGGTGCGCCCTGGTGACGTTCCCCTGTTATGTAACCCCTCTGGAGAAATGGAGCTGGAGAAAGGAGCTGGAGTAGGAGTAGGGCCGGGGTCAGCCGGGGGGTTAACCCCTACCCCACCGCTAAGGGTTAGCGCGGGGGTTAAGTCTGGGGTTAGAGCTGGGGTAAAGCCATTGGTTAGCACCGGGGTTGCCGTGGGGGTAAACGGCGGCAGTTCGGCGGGGTCGATCGCCCTCTGCGACAGCAGGTTCTTGACCGCGTCGCGGTCCCATCCGGCCACATTCGGCTCGCGCTCGCGGATCTTGCGGACCTCGTGAACGATGACGCCGCGCAGGGTCCGGGAGGCGAGATCGGCGCGCGCGTTGGCCATCGAGACGGCCATGTTGGGCTTGCGCCAGATGCCGTCGTGCTTGATCCACGACCGCAGTAGGTACTCCTCGGTGTCGGCGTCGACGATGAGGAACAGCTCGCGGGAGAGCTCGGCTGCGGCGGCCTCTACGGCGGCCCTGGTCCACCCTCGCGCCCGCGTAGCGATTTTGGCGGGCTTCCACTCGCCGCTGCCGCAGTAGGACAGCTGAGGGCTCGTCCAGAGCACGAAGTACAAGTGCTGCGCGAGGGGCGTGAGGTCCATCCACGGCTCGTCGCCCCAGATGTCGAGATTGATCTCGGCGTGGTTCTTGCCGGTTGCCTTGGGCACTACGCCGTCGCCTCCTCGGTGAAATTGAATGCGCCCTGCGAGCTGATAGGCCGGTTGGACCAGATCACCTCGGTGCGGGCCCGGGCAGTCTTGGATTGACCCGTCATGGTGGGGATCTCGAGCCGGTGCCAACCGCGCAGCGCGTCGTCGTAGAGGTCGGACGGGTAGCCGGACAGCAGCACGGATGCGCGGCAGCCCAACAGCTCCCAGACCAGCTCCAGGTGCTCGTCGCGGCTCTTCATCTCGTGCCGGTACGTTCCGCCGCCATCGGTGCGACTGGAGCCGAGGTAGGGCGGATCTACGTAGAGGCAGCAGTCCTGGTAGGCGCCGTACTGCTTGACGATGTCGAGCGCTGGTCGGCATTCGAGGCTGACCTGATGCAGCCGTTCGGCGGCGACCGCCATGCGCTCGACATAGCCGTCGAGGTATCGCGGCATTCCCGATGAGCAGCCCGCCGGGTCGATGTAGCTGCGCCAGCCCGTCTTACGGAGTGTGCCGCCGCGGCCCTGGGCGATCTGCACCCAGATCAGGCGGGCCCGTTCGACGTCGTCGAGGTCGTCGAGGTCGGCCTCCCGCGCGGCGGAGTACTCCGCCCGGGAGTGCGGCGTGAGCGCGCAGACGCGGGCCAGCTCGTCGGGCTTGTCGCGGAGTACTCGCCAGAACGTCATCAGCAGACCGTCGAGGTCGTTGACCGTTTCCATGCGGCTCGGCTTCTTCGCGAGCAGGACCGCGAGCGACCCGGCGAACGGTTCGATGTAGTGCTCGTGCGCCGGCAGCAGCGCGGCGATCTTCGCGGCCAGCCGCGTCTTCCCGCCGTAGTAGGCCATTGGTGGGGCCGTCACGCGCTGACCTCCTCGCGCATCGGCGCCGGCGTTCCGGCGCAGTGGATCTCATGGCACTCGGCACACCGCGGCCGCCCCGCCGAGTACGGCACCGCGCCGCAGTCGACGCACAGGCCCTGGCGGTAGCGGGCGTGGCGCGTCTCGGTGTCAGGCATCGCCCACCTCCGCGTCGCTCAGCACAGGAACCGAGGTGAGGCCCGATGGCGGCGCAACGACGACGAATGCGGCACCTTCGTCAACCCCCCACACGGTCACCGCGCCGCGCCACTCCAGCCACACGCGGCCCTCGTCGTCAACAATCTCGCGGAATCCCTGACGCTCACTCCTAAGCCGCTTTCGGATGTCGCTCACGCGCAGGCTGAGTCGGTTGGCGCGGTGTGCACCCCGGCGGAAGTGCTCGCGGATCACGAGACCCTCCCCTGCATCGCGTACGCCGCCGCCGTCTCGCGGTCGCGAGCGTCGATCTCGGCCTGGGTGATGCGGTGGCCGCCGGGGTTGTGGCGCAGGAGCGGCCCGCAGGCGGCCACACAGCCGTCGCAGACGTCGCCCCACGCGCCGACGGGGGTATGGCAGCCGGGGAGGGCGCAAGAGGGCAGGGCGAGCTGACTCACGACGCCGCCTCGAAGAGATCGAGCTGCACGGGTTCCTCGCGCGCGTTGAGCCCCAGCGCTTTCGCGAGCAGGACTCGCTCGGTGATGCGCATCCGCAGCCAGTCAGCGTGGCGCTGATTCTCCTCGGCTTCGGTCGGGTGGTGCCGATCGCCGTACACCGGGTCGCCCTGGTTGCGGCGACGACATTCCTCGGCTCTACCACAGAGGCACCAGTCCCGGCCCTGCCAAGCATGCTGCTGCCGCTGCAGGGCGAGTTCTTCGAGCTCACCACGGACGCCGGAGGGCAGTGCGCGGGCGTAGGCGTTGATCTGCGCGGCGGTCACGGTGACACGCGGCTCGTCGGCGAAGCTCGGACTGACGATCTTGCTGCCCCGCGTCTGAAAGCTTGTCATCCACCCGGGCGCACCGGGGATCGGCTGTAGCCGGGACCCGCCCCACTGCGATTGCATCAGGTGGTTCACGCCGCCGGGGCCGATGAGCGCGTCGACGATCTGCCAGCCGCCCATCGTCATCAGTAGCCAACGTTGATCGTGGGTGAGCGTCACGACGCCACCTCCTGGTCGACCACCTGCACGATGTGCCCGTGCTTGAGCTCGTGCATGTCGATGGCCTGCTGCAGCACGCGGCCGGTGAGGGTGTAGGTCCGCGTGCAGTCAACGCAGCGGGCGGTGACCTCGGTGGACTTCGAGTGCGGGATCCGCGGTGCGGGCGGCTCGGGCGCGGGTGTGACTTTCGGCGGAATCTGTTTCGCGGGAATGTCACTCGCGGATGCAACATTCGGTGTGGAATTTCTACCGTCTTTGTTGCAATCGGCGGGTGTGGGCTGGTTGCCGATGCACGCGGTGGCTGTCGGTGAGCACCGCCACCGACCACTCTTCGCATCTCCGATGGGCACGTAGCGGCGCGTGCCGACGCGACCGCAGATCTCGCACGTCTTCGGGTCGCTGACCTGATGCCTCGACTCCTGTTGCTCAGCCAGCTCCCGGATGAGCCGGCGCACCTTCTCGCCCGCGTTGTCGTCGGCGTCGAGCAGGTGCGGTTGCATGGCGGGCGCGACCCATCGGCGGATGAAGTCGTTGAACGCTCGCTCGGCCGCGGTGGTCACCTCAGTGACCTCCGCTCCTCGATCCCGTTGTCATGCGTGACCAGCTCAACGCCGGTCGACATGACGAACAGCAGCGTGATGGCGTCGACGCAATCACCGCGGTTGAAGTAGCTCTCGGTCGACTTCGCCAGCGGCTCGTGGTTGCCGGTGCGCTTGGCCACCCAGCGGAAGGGCTGGAAGCGGTCGAGGTAGCGGCGGTACTTGGCCTCGAGGTCGTGCACATCGGTGGCGCGGATGTACTCGCCGAACTCTTCGAGAGTGTCCGGCTCGTCCTCGATCAGCTCGACGACGATCTTGGGGGCGTTCATGCCGCCCTCGCGATCGCGTCGATCCGGTCGGGGCGGTATCCGTCCCAGGATTGCTCGGCGCCGTCGATCGAGACGCACACGACCGGGGCGGTGGTGAAACCGAGTTCGATTGCGGCGGCGGTGTTGTCCTCGTCGAGGGGTTGCTCGGTGTAGGCGATACCACGCTTCTCCAGGTGGCGCTTCGTCTGCGTGCAGGCCATGCACGACGGGCCGTTGGTGTAGACGGTGACAATGGCCCTAGCCGAAGGCGACATGCTCACCCGCCTCGATCGCGGCTTCTAGGCCGTCGATGAACTGGCGTAACCGTCCACCTAGGTAACCGTTGTCCGCGGTCAGGCGCTCATATTCGGGCTCCAGCTCGACGAGCCGGTCCCGAAGCCGCGGCAGGTATCCGCGTCTCAGTTCGCCGCCGCAGTCGGAGTGCACGATGAGGTAGAGCACGTCGTCCTGCTTGGGAGTACCGTAGACGTCGCCATCCTGCTGCCAGACGGGTTTCTGCTTGCGCCAGCGGCCCTGCAAGTTATCTGGCGTGTAGATGCTCCAGTCGATGTCCTCGGTGAGCTGACCGTGGTCGTAGCGGTCAGGGTCGTCGATGACGCGGTAAGGCAATCCGGCAGCGCGGCCGACCATCTGGCGGAACTCGCGGAACCCGCTGTACGCGCCGCGCCAGCAGTTGTGGGTGGTGTCGAGACCCATGGCTAGCCCTTGTCCGAGGAGTCCGGTCGCGCAACGTTGTCGGGCTCGACGTCCCAGCTGCCGTCGTCATCCGGCTCGGTGCCGGCGGCCTCGTCGGAGATCTCGCCGTCCTCGTCGATGAGAGCGCCCTGGTCCTCGTCGGGGTTCGGCGGCTCGGGCTCACCCTTGAGCCACGCGGCGACGATTTTGCACCGCCGGTAGTGGGTCAGCTCCTCGTTGTTCTCCCCCGCCTCACCGACGCCGGCATCCTTGACGCGCAGGCGCATCGTGACTGTGATGACGTCGCGCACCTCGGGCGGCTTCTCCATGACCAGCAGGGTGGTTGAGCCGAGCTTGATCTCCGCGGGCACCGGGCCGAGTAGATCCGCGGGGATGTCCTTGAGGCTGTCGGTGCTGGGCAGGTCGGCGGGTTGCTTGGTGTTCAGTGCCATTGTGGGTCAGTACCTTTCGATGTTGAGAGTTGCCGGTACGCGCTCGCGGCGCACCACGTTCCAGTCCCCGTCGTAGACGGTCACGGTCGCGAGGTCGTCCCCCACGTCCTCAGCGCGGTCGCACACCAGCTCGGGCACGTCGTGGTGCGGGTAGAAGTTCGGCCGATCCTCTGACGCGTCGAACGTCCAGACGACGCGCTTGACGACGAGTTGCTCAACCTCGTCGGGCCCGGCGTGGATGACGAGCGTGTCGCCCTTGCGCGGCATCTCCTGCACCGTCACCGAGAGCGTGCCGTCGCCGGGCAGAATGCCTGGGGGCGCAGAGCCTCACGATCATTGCGCATCTGCCGTCAGCTCGGCCTGTTCGGGTGTGGCAGGCTTCGGATCGAACTCCTCGTAAACCGTGGTCTCACCGCTCTTGATCGCCTTGCCGAGAGCGGCCAGCGTGGCGACATCCTCGGCCGTCCACTTCTCATGGTCGGCGCCCACGCGCAACTCCAGCTGCTCGACGGTCACGCCGATGTCGCCAAATGCCTTGATGATGCTCGCGGGCGTAGGTGCCTTGACCGTGGCAGGGTTCGACCGCGGCTCGTCCTTGAGCGGCTCTACGACGAACGGTGCGCGGCGGCCACGAGTGACAGTGAGCGCAACTGAGAGCTTGGCGGGGATGTCGGACATTGCCGAGATTCGGATGCCACCCACCTTGTCCTTGCCGAACGTGATGTCGGGGTCGCGGTAAATCATCAACCGCCGCCCAACATAGTCCTGCGCCTTCGGCCCCCACGCGGCGACGAGAACCCGGCGCATCGTCTTGGACGGCTTGTACGGCCGCCCCGGCCCGAACTCCTCGGTGACGATGTTGACGGGCTGCTCATCAGTGCCGCGCGTGACGGACTTGATGGTGATAATTCGCGGCCCGGTAAGCAGATCCTCTGCGTTGAGCTGGTCGCTACGGGGCTCGATTGTTGTTGTCATGTCGAGTGACTCGGACATCTAGATCACAATCTCCTGGACGGTGGTGCGCTCGGTCATTGGCAGTCCGGCGGTCGCCTCGCGGTACCGACAGATCATCTCGGCCACATTCGCCTCGAAGGCCGCGGTGGCCTTTTCGATTGCGTCGAACCACTCCTGTTGCGGATAGACGCGTTTCACCCACAACGGCATGCCCCCGCAGTAGCTGATGTAGTCGATCCATCGGCGGCCCGACACCAGGAGCCCGCACTGCAGCTGGGCCATATTCTCGGCGGGAACCTCGTCGGCCAGGACTGTCGCCAGCTGCGCCTTAGATCGCCGCGACTTGATCTCGATCAGTCCGTCGTCGCCGACTAATCCATCTGGGCTGTAACCGATCTGGTATCCCCAGCGGTCTTCGGTGATGAACCCAGCCTCGGTGACGGGCGCATAGTGCTCGGAGTACTTCGCCCGCGCCTTCGGTTCGTCGTCGATGCCGCGCCACATGTCGTCGCTGATGAATGTCGGATCGGTCCAGCCGGTGATCCGTTCAGCCGCGAGCAACAGCGTCAGGTTGCGCGCGACGTCGCCACCAGCCAACTCGAGCACGGTGACGGCCTGTTGGCGGGCGTACTCGGCGCGGTCGGGATGCATGTTCTTGAGGACCGCTCCGGCCTTGCCCTTCGCGATGCTCACACACGGCTCGGATGCGGCGACTTCGCACGTCGGGCAGGCGTACTCACCAGCTCCGAGCTTGCGCGCGGTGATGAGTTGGCCGACTGCCGAGGCGGTAATGATCCCGCGCCGGACTTCATGCCAGGCCTCGGAACCCTGGATCAGCTCAGGATGAATGGTCAGTGTCACTGGTGCGCCCCTTGATTCGCTGACTCGATCTCGGTGAGCAGCGCTTTGGTGTTCTCTTCGAAGGCGTCGAGGAAGCTCAGTCGGCTGCCACCGATGGTCTCGTCAAACGCTGCGATGACACGGCTGTGCATCTCCATGACGCCGAACAGGTAGGCGGATCGTTCGGCAGCGGTGGTGAGCGCAGTGACCTTCACAGCTCGCCCTCCGGTTCCCCGACCATGTAGACGCCGCCGACGATGCGAGGACCGCTCACCCGCTCCATCTCGGTCATCGACGACACGGCACTGCGCCACTCGTCGATCTCGTACTCGTAGGCCATTACTCAGGTGCTCCCCAGATCTCGGTATCCCAGACCGGACGCTTCCCGCCTTCGATGACGGCGAGCGCGACGGCCGGGGTGTGGACGATGCGGCTGACGAACACGGGCGGTGCGTCGGTCACCCGGTTGGGCGCGGAGTCGAGCCCGTAAGGCGTCGTCGCGTAGCCGCAGTCAGCGTTGGTGCGCTGCAGGTGGCCGATGAGGCCGGCGCCGATGACGCAGGCCGCGGCCAGCGCGGCGAGGATGCCGCACAGCGTGAGACCGATGTAGATGGCCGCCACGTAGGCGCTGGTGCCCAGGGCGATGGCCAGGACGGTGAGCATGCGCGCGAGAGCGGTCATCAGGATGCCACCCCCACGAACTCGGGCTGGCGCTCCAGCATGATCCGGAAGGGCTCGCCGGACGCTGGGCACACGTCGCTGCGGATGCTGTCGTAGTGCGATGGAATGTTCTCGCGCACTGTCGGTTTCAGCATGCGGCGGCACACCGGGCACTCGTATCGGCGGCTGGCGACTCCATCACGGGAAGGCACGCTGCCAGTTGCTGGAGCGATTACAAGTCGACTCATGCGGCGGCCCTCCGCGCAACGATGTCGATCGCCGCGGTGAAGAGCTGGACCGCCTCGTCCTGGGTGCGGCGGAAGTGGTCGTTGTAGCCCGGCACGGTGATCCACGGCCGCGGGACGGCGGCCAGCAGCGCGGCCGAAACCGCGTCGCGGATCCACGCGCCCGGGACGATCTGGCCCGCGGTGTACCTGTGACCGACGATCGTCGGATGCGAGAGCCGCACTGTGCCGCAGACCTCGGACACCGCGCCCATCGGGCAATAGCAATCGAGGCCGGCGACGAGCGCATGCGCCTGGCCCTGGCACCACCCGCCGCGCACCAGCTGGCGCGCCTCGGACAGCTTCTCGATGACGAGGTAGTGGTCGGGGGCGATCCAGATGTCGCGGGCGCTCATTCGGCACCGCCGTGCTGCTCAACCCATTCGGCGACTTCGGCGGCGAACTCGGTGCCGGGATCGCCGGACGTGAACGGGGTGCAGAGCGACTCGACAACAGCGCCGCCCCAGTTGGCGACCCCGACAGCGGCCGCCTGTTTAGCGAGCTTCGCACAGAGATTCTCTGCCTCGTCGCGAGTGTCGAAGATGGCCGGCTTGGGTGCAGGAATCGCCTTCGGCTCGACCATGCCCATCATGTCGCGCATGAAGCTGGGCACGCTGTGGTACTGCTCGGCGTAGACCTCAGCCTGCCGCTGCAGCGCCCTGTCGACGTACAGCTCGCCGTTGGGCATGCGCACGGCGTAGCGGCGTGTACAACCGTTGATCCAATGGGACGCTGGGAGATTCACGCGACCACCGACCCCGCGGGCGCGTACTTCGCGATGAACGCGTTGAGCTCGGGCATGTGGTCGGGGCACCAGCCGACGATTGAGCGCGTGATGACCTCACCCGCGGCGGCCGGTGACAGGCCGTCCTCCATGATCGCCATGCCGACGCCCTCGACGCCGGCGATCGACGGGTACGAGTCGAGCACGGTGCAGACGGTCTCGGCGTTGGTGACGGTGTAGTCGTCCACGAGATCGGCACGGGCCGTGGCGATTCCGGCGGCGGCGAGCCAGCCGAACGCCACGGCGATCAGGCAGCGGTTGACGGCGCGCGCCGTGCGGGGCCTCATCGGACGGCGTCCTGCCAGTCAGCACCGAGCACCGACACCCAAGGTTTCATCAGTGTGTCGATGTGGTCCTGGGTGAGTCCGTGCTGGCCGACAAGGTCAGCGACGGCGGCGGCCCTGGCGGCGGCCCTGGCGGCGGCCCCGGCGGCGTCCAAGGCGGCGGCCAGATCATCAGCTTCTTGACTGGTCAGCAGCGCAGCGCGCCGGATCACCGCCACCACCAAAGACCAAGACGGGCCAAATGTTTCGGCCAGATCCTCGTCAGTGATCTCGATCAGTGAGGCCAGCTTCGTGACGACCTCGTCCTTGGTGCGACCGCTGCGGTCGTTCCAGTCCTCGGTTAGCCCCTTGGTCCGCATGACGGCGCGGATGATGTGCTCATCGCCCGGGCGCAGCCCCTTGCAGGTTTGAACGGCACCGTGGGCGCACACCGCGTCACCGCGTTGCATTTCGCCCTGGATCCACTCGCGGGACTTCAGGTTTTCAGTGACCAGCCGGAATTCGTCGGCCAGTGTGGGGTAGGTATTCACAGGCTCAGTCCTTCCGTTTCCATCAGTTCGGCGAGCGCGAATGACTGGCCGACCTCGCGCGGAAACTCCTCGGCCAGCGCGCGCAACGCGTCGGCATCGGCAGGCGTCCAGATGGGCCGGTGCGCGCTGCCGAATGCCTTGGCACACAGCGTGGCGTGCAGCTCGGCCAACTCGACGGCCTTCTCGCGACTGTAGGAGACGGCATACGTGCCTCCGTGCTCGATGTCCGCGTTGATCGGCGGCCATACCGAGGTGAGCCACTCGCTACCGGACGGGGTGACGGCGGCGACGGTTTCCCACTGCGGGCCGTCGTAGCGGTCGATCGCGATGGCGTAGTGCGTGGAGACGCCGCGCTCCTGCACCGCGAATGGAGGGTGGTCTATCGTTGATCGTGACATCGGATGCCTTTCTGTTCGATTCCGTTGTCTTGACGGCCCCCGGTGTGCGCCGGGGGTTGTCGCTTTCAGGGGTTGGGGTCGGCGTCCGCCGCGTCGTCGAGGCGGTTGGCGAGCGCGATCAGGCGGCCGTGCTCAGACCATGTCGTGGTGGTTCGCGTCGCGTGATTGCGGACGATCCGAGCAGCCTCAGCCAGGTCGCCGAACGTGAACGGCGCTGGCGGCGTGGCCTTCTCGATACGCTCGGCAACCCCGCGCGACACCGTGTCGATCCACCACTCCGGCCCGACATGCTCGGCCAGCACCCCGTCGATCAGGCCCGCCAGCCCGTTTGGAGACCCAGCGGCCGACGCGGGAATGCCGGCCGCTGGGTCGGTGTCGCCCTCCGGGGTGGGCAACGGGTCCGCGGTCGCGCTGGCCGCGGGGTCTGAGTGATCACGCTCCCAGTCCTGCGTCGGCTCGCACACCGCGGCGAACCGCTGCGCGCTGCGATCCGACGCGGCCAGTAGGCGGTCGACCACCGTGCCGACGACGGCCAGGGGGAAGCGGAGGACGGAGGCGATCATCGCGACAACCACCACTCGTCTGCATCCCACGAGTCGAGCCGCTCAGCCTCGGCGCACACGGCGCCGTCACGCGCAGTGAGCGCGGAGAAGAACGCGGTGGCTGGGCGGGCGTCGGCATGGATGCGATCGAGCGCGTTCATCGGCGGCTGCCCGTCATCGCAACGACCGCCTTGGCGATGGCCACAAAGATCCCGGCCGCCGCGAGAATCACTGCAGTGAGAGGCCAGGCGGCCGAGAGGATAAAGAGCGCCAGGACGGCGAACCCGGTGCCAATCGCGTCATCGTCCAGTCCTCGGGCGATCAGATCGCTGCTCATGGAGACGGAGACTGCAAAGGCGACGGCCGCAATGACCACGTAGACAACCACTCCGGCGATCGGCGCGTTCATCGGCCGCTGCCCAGCTCGGGCCCCGGTGAGTGATCACCCGAGCTGGGCGTGCCGACCTCCGCGTGTGAAGCCGCTTGCGCGGGCGCGGGGGAAGTCGAGGGGATGGCGCGCAGGAGTGCGACGTCGCGGTTGATCTGGCGGTTGAGCTCACTCCAGCGGCCCGCGACGATCGCGACGAGAGTGATGGCTGCCCAGACGGCGAGGCCGAAGTATGCGGCGGTCATCGTGCACCTCCAGCGGTGCCCGACGGCCGCGACCATGGCATCGCGGCACGTCGGGCCCACCCCTTACGCTGCAGCCACCAGCACGCAAGGAGTAACGCGCTGGCTACATAACGGGTCGGAAGCCCGTGCAACGTGAGGAGACTGTGATGAGTGACGCCGTCAGGCACGCCGACGACGCCTACGCCATGTTCGGAGCTGCGTACCAGAGCGCGGGTGCGAACCTGTTCCACAAGCAGCTTGCCGACGGCCTTGGCCAACTGGCTAGTGCTATATCCGACCTTGCAGAGCGTCAGAAGCGGATAGAGCTGATCGTGTCCAACCTGCGCTGATAAGCGGGCCGCGGTCTCAGCTTCCCAAGCGGCGCGCTGAAGACGGCTGGCGTTGATTGCCGCCTCACCGCTGCACTTCAAGCAGGAGCCGCCAGCTTCGGCGCAGCCGGGGCATTGGATGAGAGTTGCGAACGAACCCCCTCGGCCGGCGGCGAGGGCTGAGCGCACCTGCTCGCGACGCCGCCTGATCTGCTCGTCGGTGAGACGGGGGAAGTCGGCGGCGGTCATGCTGCCGTCTCCTTGCTGATCAGTCGCGCGATGGCCTCAGCACCGGCGGGTGTGATCTTGAGCGTGTGCATGACCTCGCCCTTGAACCGCGGCGACTCGTGCACCTCGACGGGCCGGAAGTACTGCCGCTTGTGGGAGTAGGCCGAGTAGCGACGGCGGATCTCCTTGCAGCCCTTACGCTCTGACCAGCGAGACTCGGTCTCGACGTAGATCCAGCCCTTGTCGATGAGCAGGTCGCGCAGCCAGTGCTCGGAGACGTTGTTGCTCGACGCGACGGTGCGGAACTTGAGCAGGTCAGAATCGGCGACGTACAGCTCGACGTAGTTGACCTTCGGCGCGTCGTCGGCGATCTTCTCGGTGAGTTCGACGTTGCGGGCCTCGGCGGCAATGCGGCCGGCGCGCTCGGTCTTGGCCAGCGTCGCCAGCTCGATGATCTTGTCGAGCGCGACGTCGGGGTCGGTGAGGTCCAGGTCGGGCTGGGCGGTCTCAGCTTCGCGGGTCTTGACGGCGAAGTATGTCTGCGCGGCGGCGACCTCGGGCTTGCCGGGGTGGCCGTTCATGGCGACGAGGTACGCGGCGAACCGAGTCAGCATGTAGTCGGTCTGCGCCGGACCGGGGCCGTCGTGATCTTTTCGCGTCTGCGAAAAGATGCACCGGACGTTGAACCCTTCGTTGTGCGCAGCCGTCTTCGCGCGCTCAATGATGGGCTCGAAGTTCTTCCACTGGGCATAGCCCATCTGCTCCATGAGCCAGCGCGCCGACCACCGGTCTTCGCCGCCCTGGGGGCACGGCTGGCGGCCGGCGTCGAACGGCGAGGCGGCGGCGGTCTCGACGGCGGTCATGCGCTGACCTGGCCAGAGAGCATGTCGTCGATGTCGGACTCAATGAAGCGGTAGTGGCCACCAGGAGTCGCAATCGCGGGCTTGATTCGGCCTTCTGCCACCCACTTCCGGACGGCAGAGGCGCTCACATGAAATTTCCGAGCGACTTGAGAAGTCGTGATATACGCGACATCGGACATGCGATTAGGTCTACATGACGCGATAAGTCGCGTCAAGCGCGAAACACGCCTAAATCTTTACCAAGTCGCCATAGGTTGCGCGTTGCGCGCTATGCGCGAATTGTGCGATATTGCGGATATGAGTACTGACGTCGGGGAAGTTCGGTGGATACCAAATGCCGCAACCTTCGGGGCGCGATTGGCACTTGTGAGACAGCGCATGGGCTGGAACTTGAAAGAGGCCGCACTCGCGTGTGGCCTGCCCTCTGGCTCCTGGCGCGAGTGGGAGCTGCACGGCCGCGAGCCGCGGGGCATCCAGGCGGTCGTCGAGAAAATCGCCCAGCGGACCGGGTGTGACGACTACTGGCTACTGACCGGCAAGGATTTGCCGACAGGACCCGGTACGAATTCGCTGCTCCCCCGGCTGGACTCGAACCAGCAACCCTTCGGTTAA